ACGGGAGTTCAGGGCCGTCGCACGCGCGGCGGCCCGCCGCTTGACCCCCGCCCTACGCTCAACCCACCGCCAAGGAGACCCGCATGGACTTCCAGGACGCCCTCAACACCGTCATCGCCGAACTCACCCCGCAGCCCTGGGACTACACGGACACCGACGGCACCACGCTCCGTGTCATCCCCGCGGGCCTCCGCTCCGACCCCGGCGAGGCCGAGGTGTACGTGCGTATCACCCGACCCGACGCGTCCGGCCTGGCCGAGTACGGGATCACCGGCCCCAACAGTCGCGGTGTCGCCGAGGTCGGCGTCTCCACCAGCCTCCTGCCCGACCTGATCACGGCACTCACCGAGCGGACCGTCTGGCGGGACGACTGCCTTGTTGCCGGAGCCCTCACGGTTGTCGCTGGCGCCCTCGCCGCGACCCCGGGCAGGGACAACGTGATCGTTTGCGTGACCGAGGTCCACTCCGCGGAGCGGAAGGAGATCGTGGCAATGCTGCTGCCGGAGACGCAGCGTCTGCCGCTGGCCTCGGCGCTGCGCCGCGCGCTCGACGTGGCCCGCGGCTGGGAGAGCTGACCGAACCCGCAGTCCGCGCCGACCGTCACTCGGCGCGGGCCGCTTGACCCCCGCCCTACCCTCAACCCACCGCCGAAAGGACCCCCATGCCCAACCCCGAAGTTGAACGCGAAGTCCTGTACATCGGCGGCCCGTGGGACGGCCAGACCCGGTGGGAGCCGAAGGCCTTCTGGCCGCCGGCGAACCAGATGCCGCGCGGCGAGCGCGGGCTCACCGGCGCGTGGCCGGACGTATGGCCTGCCGACGAGCCGCGCTACATGCCGGAGATTGTGAGCGGCCCGGACGGGTGCACGGTTCGGATGGTGTGGGCGGCCCCCAACGACCCGCACGCCCCGGCCTTGATCGAACGGCCGCCGTCCCTGGAGGACTACAGCGACTACGACGACTGACCTCGCCATCCGCTCAACCCACCGCCACGAAAGGACCCCGGCCATGTGCCCGCACTGCTACGGCAAGGACGGCCAGCACCACGTTCAGTGCCCCGACTTCTGACCGCCCGAGACGACAGGACGAACCCCATGCGCTACCGCGACCCCGAATGTGACTGCGAGATCGAGTACCCCGACGGCCGACGCCTGCTCTGCGACCACTGCCGCACCGACGGCCCGCTCCCCGGCAGCCTTGCCGACCCCGACTGGGAGCAGCGGCACAACATCCCGGCCGTCCTGATACAGGCATACGAGCGCGTCACCGACACACACCCCGAGCTTGCCGCCCAACTGCTCCGAGCAGCCGACCTGTTGGACCAGAACGCCTAACCCCTGCATGGCCGAAGCCCCCGCCGCGACGCCCGACGCAACGGGGGCTTCTCCCTGCGCACCACCCACACGCCACCCAGCCGGTTGACGCGCATCGCTACCATAAAAGCACGCCAACCGTCATACGTATAACGCCCACACGGAACGGGGGACCGCCATGACCCACCCCACCGACACCCCCGACGCCCGCGACGGCAGAGGCCGCTACATCCGCACCCTCGAAACCGCCCAACAAGACGCCGAAGTCGCCCGCCTCTACACCGACGGAAGCCACACCTTCCAGCAGATCGCCGACCAACTCGGCATCTCCAAATGGGCTGCAATCCGCTCCTACCAGCGCGCCATCCGCGAAGTCGTCCAAGGAGCAGGCGAAGAAGCCCTGAAGGTTCAGGTCGACCGGTTGGAATACCTGTTCGCGCAGACCATCGAGGTGTTGGAGACGGACCACGTCGTCGTATCGCACGGCCGGGTCGTCAAAGACGACGAGGGGAACCCCCTCATCGACAGCGGCCCCAAGCTCGCCGCGATCCGCGAAGCACGCGCCAACCTCGAAAGCTTCCGCAAGCTGACCGGCCTCGACCAGCCGGCGAAGGTCCAGCACTCCGGCGGCGTCACCTACGAACTGGTCGGCGTCGACCCCGAGGAACTCGTGTGACGTGCGCCCAACTATCGCCACTCTCAAGGCAGTTGACCTGCGGAAACAGTATAATTGAGGACAGTAAAGGACCCCGGCGAGTGCTGCGAACACTCCCGGGGCGTGGCCGACCTGATGAGAGCAGAATCGACATGACCGAGCGTACCTGCAGCGTGCCTGAATGCGGGAGAGGCGTCTCCGCGCGAGAAATGTGCAACGCGCACTACCTCCGCTGGCGGGCAACGGGCGACCCGGGACCTGCGAAGATCCGACGCCGAGCCAAGGACGCCATCTGCGAGTTCCCCGACTGTGGCCGCAGGCACGAGGCTCATGGCCTCTGCCCTGGGCACCTCTACCAGAAGAACAGCGGCAAAGTGCTTGCGCCTCTGATGCCACGCCTCAAGACAACAGACCGAGACGACCAGGGTCGCAAACTCTGCCGCCTCTGCGCTCGCTGGCTGCCTGTCGAGGAGTTCTACACCAACCCGACCCCCAAGGACGGCCTGCACAACCGGTGCATTGAGTGCCACCGCAGCGGGCATCTACATCGCCGCTACGGGATCACTATCGACAGGTATCGAGAGATCCTGAAGACGCAGGGAGGTGGCTGCAAGATCTGCGGCGGCCTGAACGCCAACGGCAAGGACCTCGCCGTCGATCACGACCACTCGTGCTGCGATGGACGGAAGTCCTGTGGCCGATGTGTGCGCGGGCTGCTGTGCAGCCGCTGTAACACTGGCATTGGCATGCTCGGCGACAGCGCCGAGCGGCTACGCATCGCGCTCGCCTATTTGGAGCAGCGTCGTGAATGACGTTGTCGTTCGTTATGAGCCGCGCGGTGCCGTGAAGGAACTCTTCCAGTCCACCGACAACGAGATTCTTCTGAGCGGCGCCGCCGGCACTGGCAAGTCCGTTGGTGCCCTCATGTACCTGCACCTCGCCTGCCTGTCCAAGCCGAAGGTGCGAGCGCTTATTGTCCGCAAGACACATGCCTCGCTGACCGCCTCCACCCTGGTGACCTTCCGGGAGAAGGTTGCGAAGGAGGCGATCGAGGCCGGGCTCCTGCGGTTCTACGGCGGCTCGGCACAAGAGCCCGCCAGCTACAAGTACGCCAACGGCAGCGTCATCATCATGGGAGGCCTAGACCGCGCGACCCGCCTGCTGTCGACCGAGTTCGACCTCGCGTTCGTGGACGAAGCGATCGAGGTCACCGACGAAGACCTCGACACCATCGTGTCCCGTCTCCGCAACGGCGTCCTCTCCCGCCAGCGCCTCATCATGGCCACCAACCCTGGGCCGCCTACCCACCACCTGAAGCAGCGTGCGGATGCTGGCCGGTGCCGTCTGCTGTACAGCACTCACGAGGACAACCCGCGCCTCTATCAGAACGGCGAGTGGACCCAGTACGGGCAGACGTACCTGGCACGTCTCGACACCCTCACCGGCGCCCGCTACCACCGGATGCGGTGGGGAAAGTGGGTGGCCGCCGAGGGCTTGGTGTACGAGTCGTGGCAGGAACCGATCCATCTGATCGACCCGTTCGAGGTTCCCGCCTCGTTCACCAGGTGGGTCAGTATCGATTTCGGTTACACAAACCCCTTTGTAGCCCAGCTGTTCGCCGAAGATCCTGACGGCCGGCTGTACCTGATCCGGGAGCACGTCCGCACCCGAATGCTCGTCGAGGACCACGCGAAGGTGATCCGCGACCGGCTCCTCGCTGGCCAGCCCCGCCCGCGCGGCATCATCACCGACCACGACGCCGAAGACCGGGCCACGCTGGAAAAACACCTCGGAATGGGCACGACTGCCGCGAAGAAGACCGTCAGCGACGGCATTCAGTCCCTGCAGTCCCGCCTCAAGGTCCAAGGAGACGGACGGGCGCGCCTGTTCGTGTTCCGTGACGCCCTCCTCGACCGCGACCCGGAGATGGACGCCGTATCCCTCCCGATCGGCCTCGCCGAGGAGGTCGCCGGCTACGTGTGGGCGGTGAAGCCGGGCAACAAGGGCGGGTTGAAGGAAGAGCCGTTGAAGGAGAACGACCACTCGATGGATGCCGCTCGCTACATGGTTGCCGAGCGGGATTTGGGTGGCATGCCGCGGGTTCGTGTCCTCGGATAGACCGCCACCATTGTCAATGTTCCACAATCGAACTCCCGTATTTCCGCATCGCTTGACACGGATGCGACTATGACCTTGTTGAGTCTCGACAAGTGGCGCGAACGGAGGGCCAGTGTCCACCACCCTCTACGACACGATCGCCCGAGCCACCAAGACCGACACCCGACGCCCCCGCATCCCGCGCGCTGTCGCGCACGCCGCCCGCCGCTTCGCCGCGCACGCTCAGGCCACCGCCGCCCGCCTGTCCGGAAGCCTTCTCACCTGCGCGGGCCTGGGCTGCATCGACGTCGGCGCGTTCGAAGCCCACCCGATCGCCGGATGGATCACCACCGGCGTCACCGTGCTGCTCCTCGACTGGAAACTCGAACCGTCGCAGCGCGGCGGTGACCAGTGAGCAGTTTGATTGGCAAGTTCCTCGCCAAGGGCGGCGGTCAGCCTCCTGTCCCGTATGCGGGCCGCGGGTTCCTGCGGCAGAGCATGATGGACGGCGGTGCGGACCCGACCAGCTACATGCGGGCCTACGGCAGCAGCGGCACCGTCTTCTCGATCGTCAGCATGCTCGCCCGACAGACCGCAAAGAAGGACTGGCACCTGTTCCGGCAAGAGCCGATCGACGGCCGCCGCCGCTACACCACCGGTGACAAGGGATCCGACCAGCGGACCGAGGTCATCAAGCACCAGGCCATCTCCGTATGGAACCGCCCGAACCCGTTCATGAGCGGCTTCCAGCTCCGCGAGATGGCGCAGACGTACCTCGACCTGACCGGCGAGGCCTACCTCGTCGTGCAGCGCGACTCACGCGCCACGTTCCCCACCGGTCTGTGGCCGGTGCGCCCGGACCGGATCGACCCGATCCCGTCCCGCGACGACTACCTCGCCGGCTACGTGTACCGCGGCCCGTCCGGTGAGGCGGTGCCGTTGCAGCCGAACGAGGTCATTCAGGTCAAGTATCCGAATCCGTTCGACCCGTACCGGGGTCTCGGGCCGATCCAGTCGATCCTCGTGGACATCGACGCCGCGAAGTACAGCGCGCAGTGGAACAGGAACTTCTTCCTGAACTCGGCGACGCCCGGCGGTGTGATCCAGGTCGACCGGCGCCTGTCGGACGACGAATGGAACGAGGTCACCAACCGCTGGCGCGAGGCGCACCGCGGGGTCGGTGCCGCTCACCGGGTCGCCGTGTTGGAGCAGGGCGCGCAGTGGATTTCCAACTCGATGTCGATGCGGGACATGGACTTTGGGAACCTCCGCGGCGTCGCGAGGGATGTGATCCGCGAGGCGTTCGCGATGCATAAGGCGATCCTCGGCACCTCGGACGACGTCAACCGCGCCAACTCGGTAACGGCTCAGGAGCACTTCGAGTCGTTCCTGCTCACCGACCGACTCGACCGGTGGAAAGACACCCTCAACTGCAACTACCTGCCCATGTTCGGCAGCACGGGCGAGGGCGTTGAGATGGACTACGAGGACCCCGTGACGTCCAACCGCGAGGCGGACGCGCTGGAACTCCAGTCGAAGGCCACGGCGGCACAGACCCTCGTCGCCGCCGGCTACGACCCGCAAGCGGTCCTTGAAACCGTTGGCCTGCCGGAGATGCCCGTCGTCGAGAAAGCCACGCAGGCCCCCGCCGCACCGCCCGGATGGGTCCTGGAAACCCCCGCAGCCACGCCGCCCACCCAAGAGGACGCCGTCGCCGCACTGCTCCGGAACGGCGTCGACAACGCACAGCGCTGGGTCGCGGTCGCCCACCTCGACGACAACACCTGTCAGCCCTGCCGCGACAACGACGGCCAGACGTACAAGAACCGCGAGCAGGCCTACGCGGACTACCCGGACGGCCAGGGCTTCAAGGACTGCATCGGCGCGAAGTACGGCAACTCCTGCCGCTGCACGGTCGTCAAGCGCGGCCGAAAAGGCGAACGCGACGACGAGACGACCAACAGTCTGGAGGCGCTGATGGCGCAGCAGGTGCCCACATGGAACCGGGCAGGTACTCGATGAACATCGACGCCATGCGGCGCTCCGCTCGCCGCCTCACCAACCTCGTGCAGCAGCCGCAGGCCGGCGGCTGGTACCGGGTCATCCGCAACGACGCCGGCCCGACTCGCGTGGACATCTACGACGAGATCGGCGGCAGTTGGCTGTTCGGCGGGGTGTCCGCGGTGGACTTCGTGGCCGAGCTCGCGCAGATCAACGGCGACCTTGAGGTCCACATCAACTCCCCGGGCGGGGACGTATTCGACGGGCTCGCGATCTACAACAGCCTTGCGCAGCGCCCCGGGAACGTCACCACCGTCGTCGACGGGCTCGCTGCGTCCGCAGCGTCGTTCATCGCGCAGGCTGGTACGACGCGGGTGATCGCTCCGGGCGCGATGATGATGATTCATGACGCCAGTGGCGCGTGCATGGGCAACGCCGCCGACATGCGCGAGTTGGCCGACCTCCTCGACAAGGTCTCCGACAACCTCGCCGCGATCTACGCCGACCGTTCCGGCCGCGCGGACGGCCCCGGCAACGGGAGCACGTGGCGGGACACGATGCGCGCCGAGACCTGGTACACGGCTGACGAGGCTGTTGCCGCGGGCCTGGTGCACCGGGTGGCGGAGCGTCCGCAGCAGGATGCCCTCGCCGCGGTCGCCGGCTTCGACCTGTCGGTGTTCGCGCGGGTGCCGGAGCGGCTGCGGAATACGTCCCGGCCATCGGCCGCGGACGGCTCGCAGCCGCACGAACCGGCCCCGTACAAGCCCGGTGAGGACGAGACCGTCGCATGCCCGGTGTGCGAGAAGGGCAACAGCCCAGACGCCCGGTTCTGCGACCAGTGCGGCACGAAGATGGTCGGCCGCGACGACGTCACCGAGACCGAGAACAGCGCACGCGGCACGCTGCTGGGCGACGAGTCGATGCCGCTCACGAACAAGGCCCTCCCGGTGCACCACACGGCCACCGTGGATGAGCCGTGGGACGGCCCGGCAGCGGTCGCTGCGATGCCGAACGACGACGAAGTCCTTCGCTACTGCTTCGCCTGGCAGTCCGACGAGGCTGCGGGCACCCCTCACAAGGAGGGGGACAACGACGCGGACGACAAGAAGTCGTCGTACAAGTTCCCCCACCACAAGAGCAAGGGTGGCCCCGCCAACCTCGCCGCCTGCCGCAACGGCCTCGCCCGCCTCGAAGGCTCATCGATCCCGGAGGGCGACAAGGCCGGCGTGAAGGCCCATCTGCAGGCCCACCTCGACGACGCCAGCAAGGGCGGCGACGAGGGCAAGGGCGGCACCGACAACCACGCTGAGGGACTCCCCGCGTGGCTCCACACCGACACCGCGCCGCTTCCGGCGTGGCTGGCAAACGCCGAGGAGGCGACGAAGTGACCACCACCATCCCGGACTCCCCGGCGGCACTGGCCGAGGTGCTGAACAACGCGGACAAGCTCAAGGAGCTGTGGGCCTCGAAGGAGAAGCTCGCCGAGTTCATCGAGGGCTACGCGGGCGCCGTCGACAAGTCCAACCGTGGCGAGATCAACGCGCAGGCGCGGGAGCAGATGCAGCTCGTCCTCGCCGAGTACCTGAAGAACAACGGCAGCGACGCCAAGCCCCCGGTGGATCTCGCCGGTAAGCACGCGGCGAACATGCGCCCGGAGATCAAGGGCATGGGGTCCGGCGCCCGCCAGAGCCTCTACAACAAGCGCGCCCCGGGCGCGAAGGCCGACGGCATCTTCGACGACGCCAGCGACTACTTCCGCGCCACCTGGTACCGCGCAGACAGGCTCCGCGACTTCGACCAGCTGAGGCCGAAGCTGGAGCGCCTCACCGAGATCCAGAACAGCTACGGATCCGAGGTCCCCGCGGACGGTGGGTTCCTGATTCCGGAGGAGCTGCGTTCTGAGATCCTTCAGGTCGCCCTCGAAACCGCCGTCGTCCGGCCGCGGGCGACGGTGATCCCGATGTCGTCGCTGCGGGTCCCGATCCCGATGATCGACGACACCTCCCACCAGTCCAGCATCCTCGGTGGCGTCGTTGGCTACTGGACCGAGGAGGCCGCGGGCCTCACGGAGTCGCAAGCCAGCTTCGGCCGCGTCGTCCTGGACGCCCGCAAGCTCACCGCGTACGCCGAGGTCCCGAACGAGCTCCTCATGGACGCCCCGGCGTTCAGCGGGTTCTTCAGCGGGACGTTCCCGAAGGCGATCAGCTGGTTCGAGGACGTCGCGTTCCTCTCCGGGACCGGCGTTGGCGAGCCGCTCGGGTTCATCAACTCCCCGGTGTCCGTCCAGGTCGCGGCCGAAAGCGGTCAGCCTAGCGGCACGATCGTGTGGGAGAACATCGTCAAGATGTACTCCCGCATGCTGCCCACCTCCCTCGGGCGCGCGGTGTGGATCTGCTCCATCGACGCCTTCCCGCAGCTCGCCACCATGGCCCTGTCCGTCGGTACCGGCGGCGGCCCGGTCTGGATCGGCAACATGGCCGGCGGTCAGGGCGGCATGGACGCCCCGCCCGCGACGATCCTCGGAAGGCCGGTCTACTTCACGGAGAAGGTCGGCCCGCTCGGCACGACCGGCGACATCTCGTTCGTCGACCTGAGCTACTACCTCATCGGCGACCGGATGCAGATGGAGACGAGCTCCAGCGAGCACTACCGTTTTGCGAACGATAAGACGGCTTATCGAGTCGTGGAAAGGGTCGACGGCCGGCCGTGGCTTCAGTCGGCCATCACCCCCAAGAACGGGTCCAGCAACACCCTCAGCCCCGTCGTCCAGCTCGCGTCTCGCTGAGCCAGCGGCAGTGACGCCCCGCTAACAACCCAAGTCACAAAAGGAGCACAGCAATGGCAGGAATGTACGGACTCGGGCGCGTACTCAACGTGATCCCGATCGCCGCCGGGCAGGCCTTCAAGTTCCGCGGCGCGTCGGCGGTCACCTTCGTGTGCACCGGCAACGACACCTTCACCCTCACCGCGTCCAGCTCGTTCGGCGGCTCCTACAGCAGCCCCGGCAACGTCATCACCCGCAAGCAGACCTGCACCGCGACCAACGGCACCGCCGCATGGGTCGAGGCCACGCAGGCGGCATCCAACGCGGTCACCATCGCGTCCGGCACCGTCGTGTTCGGGGTGCTGACGTCGCAGATCGCCGACCCCAACGACTACATCAAGGTCTCCGTCGGCGGCAGCGGTCTGGTCACGGCGATCCTGCACGACCTCACCGTGCAGCGGAAGCCGTCCAACCTCGAAGTCCTGGGGAGCTGACGCGCGATGACGACGCTCATCCAGAACAAGGACGTCCGACTCATCGCGGCGGGCATCGCAGTCAGCCGCGCCACCGCGACGCTGCCGCAGACCGCACAGTCGTCGATCTTCACCATCAGCGGCGGCCGGATCCTCGTCGTCGCCCTCGTTGGCGAGGTCACCACCGCAATCCAGGCGCAGGCCACCACCGTGCAGCTGATCGGCACCCCGACCAGCGGCACCGCAGTGAACCTGACGAACGCCACCGGTGACGTGAACGGCAAGGAAATCGGGGCGACGGTCACGCTTCCGACCACGCTCGGTGGTACCGCGGCGGTGAACAACGCGGGCGGCAACATCACGCCGTCGGCAACGTGGCTGCTGCTGCACCCCGGAACGATCGACCTGAAGACCGTGGCGTCGTCGACGGGCTCGGTGAAGTGGGACCTGCTGTACATCCCGCTGGACACGGCCGCTTCGGTGGTCGCGGCCTGACATGGCGATCGAGGTCTGTCCGTCGTGCACCGCGCGGTTCGCGGTGGGCCTGTTGCGCTGTCCGCAGTGCCAGGCCCCCGCGCCGCGGTTCGCCGACCGTATGAAGGAGGACACCACCGTGTCACCGCGTATCACGGTCGCCGCAGGCCCCACCAACGCGGCAGCCGAGCCGGGAGAGCCTGGCTACATCGCACCCGAAGGGAGTGATGACGTATCAGCTGGTACCAGCTCCTCGACATCCGCAGGCAAGCACGCGCCGAGTTCGAACGAGACCCCAACGTCGTCGGACCACCCAGCGCATGCCCCCGAGACGGAGAACCCCTCACACCCGGACCACCGTCCGAGCCCGGAACCTTCTTCTGCCGGTACGACGGATGGTCCTACCCGCGGGACTGGGTCCGGCCGGAGCCGCCGGCAGGGCTCTTCGACGGGATCGCGGAAGGGCCAGGGTCGTACGGCGGACTCCCCTAAGTCCGACGAGTCCTGACCAACCACGCACGAGACCGAGAGAGGAGGCGTACAGCATGACCGCAACCGGCTACGTCAGCACCACCGGTGACAGTCGCAAGGTCAACAAAAGCGGCGACACCATGTCCGGTGATCTCGTACTGAACGACTCCTCCCCGGACACCACCAACTCCGCGACGGCGAAGGCCTACGTCGACGCCGCCGACGCAACGAAAGCGAACGCGGCCACGCAGGTCATCGCCGGGACCGGGCTCACCGGCGGCGGCACGCTCGCCGCCGACCGGACCCTCGCCGTCGCCTACGGCACGGCCGCGGGCACGGCGGCACAGGGCAACGACTCGCGTCTGTCCGACGCGCGCACGCCGACCCCGCACGCGGCGTCGCACGGCTCTGGGGGAAGCGACCCGGTGACCGTGGCGCAGGCGCAAGTCACTGGCCTCGCTGCTGCCCTCGCGCTGCTGTTGCAGCTCAGCGGCGGCACCATGACGGGCGACCTCAACATCAGCGGCGCCAACCTCATCGTGAAGCGCGGCGACGGAACCGGAGCATTCCGCTTCAGGACCACGGGCGGCGGCCTCGATCTGGAAATCGGCGGCCTCGACGTCACCGTCTCGACGTTCGACAACCCCGACTTCAGCGGCACGCAACACAACCTCATGCGGTGGGAATCCGCAGGCCCGCACCTGATCGGCAAAGTCCAGTACGGGACGAGCCCGTTCGATGACGTCCACACGATCGACTCCGGAACCGGAGTAGCCGCGCTCGGCGCGAAGAACGGCCTCGCCAACATCCGGCTTGCCGGCTTCAAGGCGACCTCCGGCGCGCCCAGCACAGGCACGTGGGCCGCGGGCGACGTCGTCCTCGACTCGGCGGGCGCCTGGCATCTGTGCACCACCGCAGGCACGCCGGGGGTGTGGTCATGAGCGAAGTCATCGCCGGTCAGCCGGTCACCCTTCTGTCGCAGTGGTTCGACTTCGAGGGCGGTAGCCTCGTCGACCTCGACGCCATCCCGACGATCGTCATCACCAGCGTTGCCACTGGCGCAACGGCGCTCGCCGCGACGACGTCCGGCGTCACCCATCCGGGCACCGGAAGCTACGGATATGCCTGGACACCGGCAATCAGCCTCACTCCCGGCCTGTACCTCGCCACCTGGGCCGGCCTGAAGTCCAGCGCACCGGTCACGGCAACGGAGACCCTCACGGTCACCGCGGCAGCCAGCAGCGCCGCGACGAACACCTCGCAAGACGGCGTCTGGTACGCCACTCGCGAGGAGATCAAAGCCGAGCTGGACGTCAAGGAGACGTCCCGGTCGAACGCGCGTATCGACCGGGCCCTCGAAGACGCCTCCCGGCGTGTTGACGGGCTCTTGCACCGCACGTTCGCCCCGGTTGCCGCCACCCGGTATTTCGACTGGCCGAACTTCCAGTACGCGTACCCGTGGCGGATTTGGCTCGACCAGTGGCAGCTTGCCGCGGTCCCCAGCACGGTCACCAGCGGCGGCGTCGAGATCCCCCTGAGCGCCTGCAACTTCGAACCGGTGAACTCCGGGCCGCCGTACACGTACCTGGAACTGCGCCGAGACCTCCCGTACTCGTTCGGTGTCGGCTCGACACCGCAGCGAGACGTCGCCATCACAGGCCTGTGGGGTTACACCAACACCGAGGCCACCGCAGGCGCCCTCGTCGAAGCCCTGGACGCCACCGAGACCGGCATCGACGTCGACGGACCCACCTCGGCGGCTGTCGGCGTCGGCTCCATCATCCGCATCGACTCCGAGCGGATGATCGTTACCGACCGGCAGCAACTCGCGACCGGACAGACCCTCGGCACCGGCGGCCTCACCAACCAGAACAACGCCACCACCGTCACCGTGCCGTCAGGCCCTGCGTTCGCGGCCGGCGAGTCCATCCTGATCGACGCCGAGCGGATGCTCGTCGAAGACATCGCAGGCAACAACCTCATCGTCCGCCGCGCCTGGGACGGCTCCACCATCGCCGCCCACACGGCCGGTGCCACGATCTATGCCCCGCGGACCCTCGTCGTCACCCGGGGCGCGCTCGGCACCACCCCGGACGTCCACAGCAACACAGCCACGGTCTACCGGTGGGTGGCCCCGGGCGGGATCCGGCAGCTGTGCCTCGCTGAGACCGTCACCGACCTGCTTCAGGGCCGCTCCGGGTACGCGGCCATCGCGGGCACCGGCGACAACCAACGCGAGGTGTCCGGAAAGGGCCTGGGAGACCTGCGGGACAGCGCAGTGCAGGCCTACGGCCGCAAGTCGAGGATCAGGGTGATCTGAATGCTCCTCGACGTCTCCACCCGCGGCCCGATGTTCGACGGCCGAGCCCGCGCAGCAGCCAACGAGTACGTCGACCGTCTCGAACGCGACCTCGCGCAGGAAGGCCTGTCCATCCTCCGCGAGGAAATGGGCATGGTGTTCCGGCACCCCACCGGCTACTACGAGTCCCGCTGCCAAGTTGTTGACGGCCACAAGATCTGGGATGAGCGCGTCGTGTACGGGCCGTGGCTGGCAGGCGTCGGCAGCAGGAACTTCCCGGTGACGAAGTTCCGCGGCTACCACCACTGGACGAACACGCGGGACCGGCTGAACGAGCGCAAGCAGGGCATCGGCGAGCGACTGCTGCGCCGGTACACGGGACGGATGTGATGCCCCGTGTCCCTTGACGTCACCTCCTGCCTCAGCGCCGTCGAGTCGCACGCGCAGGCCTTGGGCCTGTTCGAGACGGTCCTCGGACACGAACCGGTGTCGGCGCCCGGCTCCGGCCTGACCTACGCGGTGTGGGTCAAGCGGGTCACGCCGATCCCGCGCCGGTCCGGGCTCGCCTCGGTGTCGGTCCGGCTGGAGCTCACCGGGCGGGTGCTCATGCCGGCCGACAGCGAGCCCCTCGACGGCGTGGACATCGCCGTGACCGGGGCGGTGGACGGGCTGATGAACGCCTATGCCGGCGACTTCGACCTCGGCGGCATCGTCGCCGAGGTGGATCTGCTCGGCGAGTACGGCGCGAGCCTGGGCGCCGAGTACGCGTATGCCCGTTTCGACTCGACGACGTACAGGGCGGCAACGCTCGTGATCCCAATCGTGCTTAACGACGTATGGACGGAGGCCCCCTAGTGGCGAAGACAAGCGGGCTCGGGGATGCACTCCACATCCAGGGCTTCGACGCGAGCGGCGACATTCAGCAGCTTCAACAGATCGGCGGCGGCCCCGCCCTGCTGGACGTCACCGGCATCAACAAGTCGGCGTACGAGCGGATCGGCGGCCTGCGCGACGGCCGGTTCGAGATGACCACCTTCTTCAACCACGTCGCGATCACCGGCGGCACGCACGAGAAGCTGTCGGCGCTCCCCACCACCGACGTGATCCTCACCTACTGCCGCGGCACCACCCTCGGCAACCCGGCGGCATCTCTGGTGGGCAAGCAGGTCAACTACGACCCCACCCGCGGCAACGACGGCATGCTCACCTTCGGTGTGACCGCACAGTCCAACGGGTTCGGGATCGAGTGGGGTCAGCAACTCACCGCGGGAATCCGCACCGACACCGCAGCCACGAACGGCACCGGCGTCGACACCACCGCGAGCGCCAACTTCGGCGCGCAGGCCTACCTTCAGGTGTTCTCGTTCACCGGCACAGACGCCACCGTGAAAATCCAGGACAGTGCGGACAACGTCACCTTTGCGGACGTCGCCGGGCTCGCGTTCACGCAGACGACGACGGCGCCGGCCGCGCAGCGTATCTCGATCTCGAACACGTCCACGGTCCGCCGGTACGTCCGCGCCGTGACGGTCACGACTGGCGGCTTCGCCTCGCTGAGCTTCTCCGTGAACTTCGTGAAGAACCAGTTGGCGGGAGTTGTCTTCTGATGGCCTTCCAGCTCTCGCGGCCTCAGCCGCTCATGGACGCGTCGGCGTACAAGTCCTACGAGATCCGCTCCCCGCTCAGCACGCACTTCCGGCCGGCGACGTGCGCCGAGGTGAACTGCCTGCACTACCTGAACGGCTGGCGGGTCCGTGTGGAAGCGCTGACGCCTGATCTGCTGCACACAGCCCGGAACTCCGGGCGCGCGTACACCGAGCAGTCCATCGCCGAGGGCGAGACCTACCTCGTCTTCGCGCCGGGCCAGCCGTGTTTCAAGGCCTCCCAGCACCGGGCGCGCCTTGACCGGCCGCCGCTCTACATCGTCCGCGACGGGGACTACCGCGGTAACCCGCGCGGCACGAAAGCCCGGCAGCATCTGCGGCCGGAGAACTGGGTCGAGGACTTCGCTGAGCACCAGCAGAAGCTCGCAGACGAAATCGAGAAAGGGTGATCTGAGATGGCGAAGGCTTCAGGTCTCGGCCAGACAACTCTCAGCGTGGACGACGCGTCCGGGACGCCGCAGGCCATCAAGAACGACATCACGAACTGGTCCCTCGCCACGCCGCGCGGCGTGCAGGAGATCACGGGCGTCGACAAGTCGGCGATCGAGCGGCTGCTGCTCCTCGCGGACGCGAGTGTTACGTACAACGGCGTCTTCAACGCGGCATCCAACATGAGCCACGACGTCTTCAAGACCGTCCCCTCGACGAGCGTGAACCGGACGTGCACCAACACGGTCAACGGCGTCACGCTGGCTTTCGAGGCGCTGTTCACGGACTACCAGCTCACCCGCAACAACACCGGTGAGCTCACCTGGCAGGCGCCCGGCTCGCTGGCCGACGGCACCGTCCCGACCTGGGCGTGAGAGGGACGTTATGGGATACAAGGCGAAGATCAAGACGTACTGCCTTCAGTTCGCCGAGGGCGAGGAGTATCACGGCCTGGAAGCGCGCCTGTCCGGCATGTCCTACGGCGAGTGGGAGCAGGCCGCAGGCATCGACGGAGGCAAGGGCGACAACGCCGCCGAGACCGTGAAGCGGTTCGTCGACCACCTCATCGAGTGGAACCTCGAAGACGAGGACGGCAACCCGCTTCCCACCACCCCCGAGGCCGTCCGGACCGTCGACAAGGACCTGCTCGCGGCGCTGAACAACGCTTGGATTCAGAGCCTGATCGGAGTGCACGCCGCGGACCCTTTGCCGGAGAGCTCGCCCTCTGGCGAGCCGTCCCAGGTGGAGTCAATCCCGATGGAAGCACTGTCGGAGAGCCTGGCGAGCTGACACGAGCCCGGTACCTCCTTGGCCTGCTGGAGAGGTTCCCGGGCTACACCCTGTCCTCCCTCCTCGCGGAGGACACCGAACTGATGCGCCTCGTAGCAATCGAAGAACTGGGTGGCGCCCGCGTCCACGGAGGGGAGGCAGACGATGGCTGATGACGTGACGATCACAGTCCGCGTCGACAACCAGACCGGCCCTGGCATCACCTCCGTGAACGCGACCGTGAACCGGATGGGCAGCGCCGCGAAGGACAGTGAGGGCGCGTTCAAGGATCTTCGTGCGACGCTGCTGTCTCTCGCGCCGGCCGCGGTGCCGGTGGCTGCTGCCATCGCGCCGATTGCGGTCAAGACGGGTGCGGCGGCTGTGGCGGTTGCTGCGTTCGGTGCCGCCCTGGTGCCGCAGCTCGCGAATCTGAAGTCGGCGGCGCAGGCGCAGGACAAATACACGGCCGCGGTAACGAAGTACGGGGCGGGCAGCAAGCAGGCCATCGCGGCTCAGCAGCTCGCTGCGGACACGCTGGCGACGATGCCGGCTGCGACACAGCGCGCGGCGGCGGCGTATTCCGTTCTGTCGGATCAGTTCCACGCGTTCTCCGACTCGAACGCGAAGTTCACCATGAAACCGGTGACGGACAGCTTTGCTGTGGTCGGGGCGTTGCTGCCGAAGCTGACGCCGATGGTGCAGTCGACCTCGACGCAGTTCGACCGACTCATCAAGGTGGCTGGCGGTGCGATCAACACCAGCGGCTTCGACGCGATGTCGAAGAAGGTGTCCGACTTCGCGAACCAGTCCCTCACGCAGGCGGTGAGCGGGGCCACGCACCTGATCCGGGTGCTGTCGGAGGGTAACGCGAAGGGCCCGATCGCCGACTTCATGTCGTACGCCAAGGCAGAGGGCCCGGCGGTCAAGGAGCTGCTCTCGAACCTCGTTTCGGCGTTGGGGAACATCGTGAAGGGCGCGGCCGAGGCCGGCCCGGGCATGCTCACCCTCGTCAACGCGTTCGCGAAGCTCGTAGCCGCAGCGCCGCCGCAGCTCATCGGCAACCTCATGCAGATCGCAGCCGCTTTCAAGCTGATCAAACTGGCCGGTGCGGGCGTCAGCGCGATCTCGGCCGGGTTCGCGTCACTGTCCGCGCGGGTTGCCCAGCTTCAGGCCGCTTCGACGGCGGCCGGCGGCGGCCTCGCGGCGCTGCGGGCGGCGTTCCTCGGTCTGGGGACGGCGGCGAAGGCCACGGTGGTGGTTGCGGGTCTGACGGCGGTCGCGCTGGTCATGATGAAGCTGTCGTCGATCGGGAAGAGCGCGCCGCCGGACATCGACAGGATGACGACGTCGCTGGGGAATCTGGCCAACACTGGCAAGGTCTCCGGCGAGGCGCTCCGCGTGTTCGGATCGAACCTGAGTGGCCTCTCGGACAGTCTGCGGACGCTGTCGCGGCCGTCGAACCTCGACAAGACGCAGCAGTTCCTGACCAGCCTGATCGGCATGGACTCGACGCCGGTGAAGGACGCGAAGACCAACCTGGACGCGGTCGACAAGTCCCTCGCCAACCTGGTGAAGGACGGTAAGGCTGATCTCGCAAAGCAGGCGTTCGACGACATCGCGAAGTCGATGGAAAAGCAGGGACTGACGTCGAAGGAACTGAAGTCCAAGATGGACGACTACAAGTCGGCCCTTGCGGACCAGGCTCTCGAAGCGAAGTTGACCGCGCAGTCGATGGGGCTGTTCGGGGATGCGGCGCAGGCGACGCAGGCGAAGCTCGACGCGCAGAAGGCTTCGGCGGACGGGCTGCGGCAGTCGTTGCAGGCGTTGAACGACGTCAACCGGCAGGGTCTCGGCGGGATGATCGCGTTCCAGCAGTCCATCGCGGACGCTGCGACGGCCGCGAAGGCGAACGCTGGCGCGCTGTCGATGACGGGTGGGCAGCTCAATCTGTCGTCGCAGAAGGCCCGGGATGCGGCGTCGGCGCTGCAAGACCTCGCGGACAAGACGGACGCTGCGGCGGCGTCGGCGCGGGAGTCTGGGTCGTCGTGGGAGACGGTCAACGGGATCTACGCCAAGGGTCGTTCGAACCTGATCTCGTTCGCGGAGCAGATGGGGTTGTCGGCGTCGCAGGCGAAGACGCTCGCGGATCAGATCCTTCAGGTTCCGAACAAGTCCGTCACGTTGAAGATGAACGACGAGGACGCTGTCGCGGGCCTCAACTCGTTCAATTCGGCGTTGCGGGCGACGCCGGGCGCGAAGTCGGTGACCCTGAAGACCCTGTCGAGCAGCGCCGAGGCGGTGCTGTCGTCGTTCGGGTACAAGGTGACGCACCTGCCGAACGGGTCCGTGCGGGTGTCTGCTGCTGCGGGTCAGGCGCTGGCCGCGATCGGCAATGTGCAGGGCGCGGTGAACAGCCTGCACGACAAGACGATCACGATCATGACGCAGTATTTCACCGCGAACAGTCCCAGCGAGCTCGCTGCCGCGCACGGCCGGGCCCGCGGCGGCCTCGCGCCTGGATACGCCAGCGGCGGCCACGTCGTGCAGACCCACCCGAACGGCGGACTTGTCTCCGGGCCCGGCTCGGACACCTCCGACAGCATCATGGAACTGTCCCCGAACGGTGGCGTCTACCGCACATCCAACCGCGAGTACATCGTGCAGGCGTCCGCGGTCCGCAAGTACGGCACGGCCATGCTCGACCGACTCAACGCCGGACAGCTGCACGGCTACGCAAAAGGCGGCCTCACACAGGCACAGAAGGACGCCCGCAGTCAGCTGTCCGGGGACTTCGGCATCTCCTACTTCGGCAGGGTGGCGGGCTACCAGCGCACGCCGTTCGAGCGGAACATCGGCGCCCCACAGGACACGAGCAGCCTCGTCGACTCGCTGAACGGGGTCGCAGGGCAGATCCGGGCGGCGTTCACCGGCCGGACAGAGTCGAGCCTGATCAACCGGCTCGCGTCGGTCGGCAGGTCACTGATCGGGTACGAGAAGAAGCTCACCGACGTCACGTCGGCGCTCTCGTCGGCGAAGGACAAGCTGAACAGCCTGAAGGACTCCGCGTCACAGTTGGCGTCGTCAGTGAAGTCCAGTCTGATCAGCTCGGCGAACATCACGAAGGCCACTTCCAACCTGGGTGGCGGGCCGATCACGCTGTCCTCGGTGCAGGCCGGGATGATCATGAACCGGGACAAGGTCGTCGCGTTCGCTGACGCCCTGAAGCGGCTGAAGGCGAAGGGCTACAGCGCGAGCATTATTCAGCAGGTCGCCGAGGCCGGCGTCGACGGCGGCGGTCTGGAGACTGCGGGCGCACTGCTGGAGGCGTCGGCGTCCGAGGTGTCCAGCATGAACAAGACTCAGTCGACGATCGAGTCCGCGGCCGGTGCGGCAGGGTCGACGACGGCGGATTCCGTGTATGGGGCGCAGATCGCGGCTCAGGAGAAGTACGTCAAGACGCTGACGGCGCAGCAGTCGAGTCTCGAAAAGGCCATGTCGAAACTCGCGTCGACGATGGAGAAAGCGATCAAATCCGCGCTCAGTCACAGGGCTGCGGGCGGCGTCGTCGGTGCCGCGGCGTCGGGTGGTCTGCGGGGCGGGCTGACGATGGTCGGCGAGCAGGGCATCGAGCTGTTGGATCTACCGGCGGGGTCGAGGGTGTTCTCGAACCCGGACACACGGCGGATGCTCTCGGGTGCTCAGGCGCCGTGGGCGTCGATGCTCAACGCCCCGCGCCGCGCGACCGCCGGGTACGCACCCGCCGCAGCCGGGCCAGCGGCATCAGGGCAGCCGTTGGTGATCCAAGTCCGGATCGGAGAGAAGGACTTCGGCGAACTGTGGGTGGATACGGGCAGGCGGGCAGTCCGGGCCCGCGGATCGATCGAGGCGACACTTCGGCCGCCGCGCGGCCGGTAGAGAGAGGGCAACTGTGCACCGGTACAAGATCTGGAATGGGCCCATGCCGACAACGGCGGCCCAGCAGAAAGTAACGACTGGCACGTCGATCAAGACCATGCTTCAGATCGCCACCCCGTCGACGCGGCAGATCCAACTCATCAGCTGGGGATTCACCCTGGACGCCGTACCCGCATCCGCGGGACAGGTGGAGCTGATCCAGACCGACGTCGCCGCGACCGTCACGGCCCACGTCCCCTCCGGTGTGCAGCCGCTGGACCCCAACGCGCCCGCATCGCTGATGACGCTGTCCACCTCCGGCACCGGCTACACCGCGACCGGCGAGGGCACCCCGACCGCCACCCGCACGTTCGACGCCAACCTCGTACCGCCGACGGCCGGTGCGACGGACATCAACTACTACTACCAGTGGATGCCCGACGAGCGGCCGATCATCGCCGTCAGCCGGTTCCTGCGCGTGCGGGCGACGTTCGGCGCGGCCGTGAACATGGCCTGTTTCGTCGTCTGGGACGAGTAGCCGATGCCGGGTGGAGGCCTCGCAGCGCGGGTGGCAGGCTGGCAGCGACGCATGCGCGTCGCGGCCGGCCCGCTCGGCGCGTCGGGGGAAGCGTCCAACGATCAGCCGGTGTTGGTCGAGCTGTTTGTCGCCGGTGCCTGGGTGGACATCACTGGGTACACGATGGTCCGGGACGACTCCGGGCAGATCTCCATCACGAAGGGCATCCGTGACGAGGGCTCCCAGACTGAGGCGGGCACGGCGGGGCTGACGCTCGACAACCGCGACGGCCGGTTCTCGCCGCGGAATCCGACCGGCCCGTACTTCGGTTTCATCGGCAGGAACACGCCGATCCGGATCAGTGTGCCGGACGGTCTCGGCGGCAAGTCGTACCGGCAGTGGGGCGAGGTCTCCGAGTGGGTTCCGAACTGGGACACCTCCGGTTCGGACGTGTGGACGGAGGTGTCGGCGGACGGCATCCTGCGCCGTCTCGCGCAGGGCCCGGCGCCGGACCGGTCGGTGATCTACAACGCGATCACCAACCCGCTCCCGTCCAGCGTGGTTGCGTACTGGCCGATGGAAGACCCCTCCGGGTCCACGATGCTCGCTTCGGCGCTCACCAACGGATCGCCGATGACGTGGACAGGCGTGCCGACGCTGGCCTCGTACTCCGGGTTCGCCGCGTCCGACCCGCTCCCGGACATCACCACCGCCACCCTGTCTGGCAGCATTCCCGCCTATCCGGACCCGTCCGCTACCCAGGTGCGGTTCCTCGTCTCCATCCCGGCTGCGGGCCTGTCGGACGGCAAAGTCGTCTGCTCGATCGACCAGCAGGATTACTCCGCCGGAGCGTCCCAGTTCTGGGAGGTGTACTACTCGACGACGGACGCGAACAACAGCCTCGTCATCCGCACGTGCGCGGACGACGGCACCGTCCTCGGCGCCGAACTCCCACACACACTCGACGTCCGCGGACGCCTCCTCTACGTCTCCGTGGAGCTCCAGGAATCCGGCGCGAACATCAGCCGCACGCTGCGCCTGAAAGACGTCCCCAGCGGGATCACGTACACCGTGAGCGACACCGTGTTCACCACCCAACTCACCCGCGTCCTGAAGATCCAGTTCGGGCCGGCGTCTCGCGCGGTGTCCGGGCCGGCTGGTACGGCGTTCCTGCCCGGGGTGTCGGTGGGGCACTGCACGGTGGAGACATCGATCACCGACATCGCAGCCCTCGGCGTGCGGCTGAATCCGATCGGGGAAGCAGCCGGCCGCAGGGTGCAGCGGCTGTGTGGCGAGCAGGGCATCGCCGTGGACTGGGTCGGGAACCTCGATGACACGGTCCCGATGGGCGGGCAGGGGAAGCAGAACCTGCTGTCGCTGCTTCAGGAGTGCACGCTGGCTGACGGCGGCATCCTGTACGAGAACTCGGGTGTTCTGGGCCTGGGGTACCGGACGCGGTCGAGCCTGTACAACCAAGACCCGGTGCTGATCCTGGACTACCCGTCGGCGAACCTCGCTGCGATTCCGACGCCAGTCGAAGACGACCGCTACATCCAAAACAAGATCACCATCACCGTGTCCGGAGTCTCCCAGACCTACGAACAGACCGACGGCACCCTGTCCACCGACCAGCCGCCGGCCGGCGTCGGCACGTACGGGCAAGATCTGACGCTGAACCTCGCCAGCGCGGACGCGGGGACGCTTCAGGATCAGGCGGCGTGGCGGGTCCACCTCGGCACAGTGGACGAGGCGCGGTTCCCGACGATCGCGGTGAATCTCGCGCACCCGAGCATCACGCCGGACATGCGGCGCGCGGTCCTCGGCATGCGGCTCGGCGACCGGATCCAGGTGACGAACCCGCCTGCGTGGCTGCCGCCGGACACCATTGATCAGCTCGTCATCGGCATGTCCGAGACGATCACGCATTTCATGCACCAGATCACGTTCACCTGCCAGCCGGCCTCGCCGTACTCGTACGTCGGCTACCTCGACACCACCGCGCGGATCGACACGGACGGATCGCAGTTGGCCGCGTCGTTCGGTTCGGGGACGACGACATTCGGTGTGCAGCCGACTGCGCCGTTGGAGGGTCTGTGGACGAAGGACCCGAACGACTTCCCGCTCGATATCCGGGTCGGTGGCGAGGTCATGCGCGTGACCGGCATCGCGGACGCTGCGACGGATACCTTCACCCGGACCGTGTCCAGCGGGTGGGGAACGATGGACACCGGGTTCACGTGGGCTGCGAGCGGCGGCAACTCGACGGACTACTCCGTCAACGGCTCGCAGGGCGCGCACCTGCTGGCCTCGGCGGGTGTGAGTCGCCGCTGTCTGCTGACGACGACCACGACCAGCCTGGACATGTACATCAACGTCACAGCGGATCAGCTCGCCACCGGTGACGCGCTGAACGGCGGTCTCGTCGCAAGGGTCGTTGACGCGAACAACCTGTACCACGCGTTGATCAAGTTCACTTCGGGGAACGCTGTGCAGTTGCTGCTCGTGAAGCGGTTGAACAGCAATGAGACGACGCTGGGCTCGTACACGATGACGAACGTGACGTTCGTGGCGAACACCTTCTACCGGATGCGGTTCAAGCTCGTCGACAGCTTGTTGCGGGCGAAGGTCTGGCTGGCCACGGACCCGGAAACCCCTGAGTGGCAGATCTCCGCTGTGGACACCGACCTGTCGGCTCCGCAGTCGTCCGGGGTGCGCTCGATCAGCGGGGCGTCGTCGACCAATGTGAATCCGTCGATCAAGTACGACTCGTTCATGATCACGAGTCCGCAGGCGTTCACCGTGATCCGCTCCATCAACAACGTCGTCAAAGCCCACGTGGCGAGCGAAGACGTGCGCCTGGCCAACCCGACCATCCTCGGACTGTAGGAGCCCCCGTGCCTGAGGCCTATCCGACACCGCTTGCCGGGCAGCGGCTCACCGCGTCACTGCTCCGGTCCATGCAGCCGCAGGTGGCCCGGAAGACGTCCGACACCCAGCGGATCTCAACGACCACTCAAGTCCTCGACCCCCATATGCAGTTCACCGCCGAACCGAACAGCGTGTACGTCTTCGAGGGCTGGGTCGCCTACGACAGCGACGGCGCAGCCGACATCATCCTCGGCTTCAGCACGCCCGCAGGCACGCAGGGAAAGTGGACCGGCTACGGCACCGGAACGACCGTCATCTCCGGTACGGCTGGTGGCGGCACGCAGCAGAACTTGGTGTCAACCTGGGGTTACACCGTGCGAGTCGAGTACACCGACATCTCCGCCACCCGCACTTTCGGCGGTCTGAACGTCCCCAACCCCGAATCCATTTTGCTCTACGGAACGTGCCGGTTCCCGAGCACTGGCGGCACGTGGGGCCTGACGTGGGCGCAGGCCGTATCGACCGCCATCAACACCACGCTTTACACGGACAGCTGGCTCAAGGCCCAGCGCATCGCATAGGGAGACGAAATGGCGCAGTACATGGTTACCGGAAAGAACGCCAGCGGCGAGGGCGTCGTTTCGGTGAACATCGCCCAGATCAACCAGGAC